CTGCCGGGAACCAGGTCGCCAACTTCGTCCATATCCCGCCGGAGCATACCCTTCATATCCCTTACGGCATCCTTGGCTGGGTCAACCAGGTATGAGGAAAAATCAGGTAGCTTCTTGAGTGGCCCTTCTTTTGCTGGAGAAAAGGGCCAAAAACTGCTAGCCACATCAGCAGCGCTTTTCATTATCGTGCCAATCCCCGGGATAGACTCTCTTATACCTTGTATCAGGTTACTAATCATTTCCTTGCCAGCCTTATATAGCCGCCCAGGAAGCTTGCTGATCCATTCTATTACAGTATCAACAACCTCGCTGGCAGTATCACCAGCAGAGACAACCATGTCAATTCCCCACTGCCTCATGTTTTCCCAGGTTTGTGATAAAAACTCCATCACCCTGCCGGGAAGCTCCGAAAAGAAGCCTACCAGAGCATCTATGGCCCCACCTACAAGGTCTTTTACCTCGTCCCAGTTATTCCAGAGATACCAAAAGATTGCCACCACGGCCACCACTGCGGCTATCACAAGGCCAATAGGCCCGGTAAGCGCACCAAATACTGTTATAAGTGTCCCCACTATTGAAATAACCTTACCCACTACTACGAGAACGGGGCCAAGTGCGGCGGCCACACCAATAGCTCCTATAATTATTTTCTGCCAGAAGGGGTCAAGGTCAGCAAACCACTTTATTATGTCGCCAATTCTTTCGCCCAGGTCACGGATTGCCGGGACAATATGCTCCTGGAAGGCCGGGATCACCTGATCTACGAGTATAGGGAGAAGCTCCGCACCTACGCTGTGGACTACACCCATAATAGACCTACTTGCGTCATCCCACGCATCCTCAAAGTCCTCCGCCGCCTTCAGCGACTCCTCATCCATTACAATGCCAAGTTCGTGGGCCTTCTCGGCTGCCTCCTCCATGGAAAGCGAACCGTCTTCAAGGGCTGGCATTAAATCACGTGCCATTTTTGTGCCGAATATTTCAGAGGCCATCGCTGAGCGCAGCGCTGGCTCCTCTATGTCTTGAAGAGCCCCTATGGTGTCCCTCATCACATCTTCTGTATCTCTTATATTTCCTTCGCTGTCCCGAACGGCCACCCCCACATTTTCAAAGGCCTCTGCATATTTTTCATTGCCCTCGGCAGCACGCCCAACCCTTTGGTTCAGCCTGCCTACCGCCCTTTCCATTGCCTGGGATGATAGGCCATTTTGGCCTGCCCAGTAGTCCATCTCTTGGAGCGCATCGGTGGATATGCCCAGCTTGGTGCTTGTTTTGGCTATCTCGTCGCCAGTCGCAGCCCACTTCTTAGCCAAGCCCAAAGCGCCAGCCCCGACAGCTGCGATAGGTCCTGTTACCCACTTGGTCATGCCCTTGCCCACGTTGCCAACATTTTTGCCTACGTCTTGGACAGAGCCGCCGAAGTCTTGAGTTTTCTTTTTTACATCGTCGAAAGTGTCGCTTAGCTGGTTGTCGCCAATTATTGAAACTGCCAAGCTTCCGAGTGTTCCCACTATTCATCACCGCCTTTATTGGGTCGCTTGATCTTGTCGCCGTGGCGCTTATAAAATGCTTCCTTGTCGGGCTTATCGTTACTCTGCCCTGGAGATGGCTTTTTCTCTTTCGGGTCCTCCAGGGCCTCACCCAGCTTTTGGATTATGAGGCTGGCCCTTACCTCCTCCATCTCCATGCCGGTGTCATAATAAAAAAAGACCTCTTCTAAGGTCATGTATTCGAGTAAATATTTAGGTGTCGCCCAGGCAAACATCTGGCCCATCCTTGCCCATATTTTAGCTATGTCTATTTCTGTTGGCTTGCCTGGGCCTTCATGTTTTTTTCCGTTCTCTGCTTCACCGGCTCAAGAACCCACTCCATAAATTCCATCAGAGTTTCAAAATCGGTATTGTCAAGAAGCCAGTCGGCTGTAATGGTAGGGTTGGATGGCTGGCAAGCCCTCGCCACCAGATCAACAGACTTGTAAAAGCCTTCCTCTGAATTAAGTTCTTTAGCATCATCGTTCAGCTTTGCCATTTCCAGGGTTACCCGGGACGGGATCTTGGTAACGTCAACCTCTTCCCCGGCTATCCTGGCCTTTCTTTCTTCCCTTATTACCTGGTCAAAGTTCTTTATGGTCATGCACTCACCTCAATTATACGTTTTGATAGTCCTCAATCATAAAGAGCTGTTCACCTGTTGCCTTATCCTCGTCCATAGTTCCCTGCATGCGCACAGGGACCATCGCCGGGTCTTCTTCGTGGTCGGCGGGGAAATCTATCACTATACCCTCTTCAGTGGTAGCTTTAAATATCGTGATGATAAAATTGTTACCATCCTCGTTCTTGTTTGTCACCCGGACCTGTCGAGCCTCAATGGTCTGCTTGCCGCCGGACTTAAGAGTTTTCTTTGCAGCTGCCGTATAGGTGGAATTAACTGTGATGTTTTGGCTTTCCGTTTCAAGGTTTGTGCCACCTTCGTGTAACACAATACCCCACCTGCCATTACTACCTATCGCCAAGTTGTAATCATCCTCGTTGGTAAGAGCGCCATCTTCTGAGCCTTCAACTGAATTAATCGTTGGTGCAGATCCATCTGCATTTTGACCGTCAAGCTCAATCCAGGCTTCAAATTTCCATGTTCCCTGGAGAATAACCTGGTCCTCTGTTTCCGAGCCACCGGCATCTTCTTCGTAAGTGTCGAGGCCGCCCCGAAGGACAGAAAGCTTCTCCAGGCTGATTTCCATAAGGCTGCCAGCCAGGGCGGCTACATGGTTTCTTATCCCCATCACAATAGGTCCTGCATTATCAGAGTTTACCGTTATTTTGTCCCATTCTTCCTCGAACTGGATGTCCCGCATGGCTCCCAGGTCGTGCCAGGTGCCACCGGAATCCTCGACCTCAAACTTTCCTGAACCAAACCTGATAGAATTAAACTCTTTTACAGTGGTTTGCCTCACTATTAATCAACTCCTTAACCTTTTTGTCTTGCGAATATAATCTTAAAATCCTGCGGGATGTAATAAACACCATCATGCCCCGCCTCTTTATCAAGCAATATCCCGGGGCCCGGATTTGGTGAAATCCATTTAATATGAACGTCTCCCATGATACCCTTATATCGGTTCAGCGCCCTTTCAATCTGGTCAGCTATCTTGATGCAGGTTGATCTCTGTGGATGCCAGGCTGTTATTTGATATACGGGATAATCTATATCAATGTCGTGCTGAGTGTTGGATGTTATGGTGGAATACGTTATTGCGGGATATGTCGGGTCCTGCGGCAGCCTATCCGGCCTTATGTTTGCGCTATTAACGTCTGTTTCGTTTGCCAGGTGTGAAATAAGCTGTATTTCCAGCTTAACTTGTTTGGGATGTGCCACATCACCGCCTCCTTATCGGGCCCTTAGCCTGTCCCTCTATAGCTGATTTAATTACCCCTCTTGCGCCGTCTATGCTTCTACGGAAGAAAGGGTTTGGGCTGGACCTTGCCGTCCCGAACTCAACCAGGTGTTGGTGTGGAGCTATGGAGCGGTCACAACCAACCATAGTTACTTCCGGGTATCCGTCTTTCCTGGGTAGCGGTTTAGTGGTCACTGAGCGCCGCAGGTTGCCCGTTGGGCCTTCGGGAGTATTTGACCTCACTATCCCTGCGGTGGTTTCGGCGGCTTCATCCACGCCCATTTTAAGAGCGTCCCGCATCTCGTCAACCACTTTATTCATTTCTCTTTCCAATTCTTTCATGCCGGAAACTTTTACTTTCATCACAAAATCTCCTTTACGTCGATATGGAGGCGCTTCCGCTTCTCGTCAGGGTCATTATAGGTCAATATTTTAAATGTCCTGCCGTCAGCCTTCATCCTGACCTTTTCAACATCAGCCCTTAATTTTTGCACCAGCCCGGGGTTGTATCGGGTTTCAACGGTAATGGTTCCTTCTGCCTGGACCTGTGCAGCCAGCCATTTTCGGTCTCCTTGTAAGTGGCGGAAGTCACCCCAACCCTTGCAGAAAAACTCCCAGTTCATAATGGGTTGGTTAAGTTCGTCAAGGGTTTCCTCGTGGGTTTCAAAGACAAGAGGAAGGTTTAGGCGGCCAGAAGTCATGTCCATCATTCTTAGCTTGGTCATTTGGCCTCACCGCCCCAGGCCCGCCAGGGCATTAGTAAAGCCTCTACCGTGAAGGGAACGGTCATTACTGACGTTCCAATGATCACCGGCTCCCGGACCTCAAAGAAGTGGCCGGCTAAAATTAAGACCCCCTGCTTGATTTCTGCTGGAACAAAATTAACGGAGTAATTGACGTTGGACAATTCATCCTCTGCATCCTCTTGAATAGTCAGATTCTCTTCGTCTGTTATCGTTGATATCTTGTGGGCTTTATCATTAATAATAATGCGTTGACTTATTTTCCAGCCGGTATCGAACTTGTCGCCGCTTACCCAGGAGACATTAACAAAGGGATCGTCCTCGCCATTAGTTACATTTACCGTTCCTGTGAATGTCTCATAACCGGCCTTATACCTGATTTTAACTGCATTAATCTGTCTTAAATCGGTAGGCCACTGCTTGCCATTAGCCCGGATTACCCTTCCCGGCTCGGAGTCGGTATCAACTATATACACATCAGTATCTACTGTCTGCTCCGTGTTGCCCTTATCAAAATATTTTACGCTCACTACCTCCTGGAGCGGTGGCCTGGGCAGGCGGATCTCGTCTTGAAAGCCATCCAGGGTTAATTCCAATTCCCGCTCCACGAATGAGCGCCAGGTTAAGGTGCTCTCCGCATATCTGGTAGCTGATTTAAGGTAAGTTAAGAGTGTATCATCCTCGTCATCATGGACTATGCGCAGGTGCCTTTTTAATTCATCTAAGGATACTGGCTCCACCTTCGGAGATTCTATTATTTTAACAGGCATTTAATCACCTTCTTCCAGGTCCTTCTTCCTTACCTTCCGTCCATCAGCAAGTTGATACCAGCCGCCGCCAAGGTGCTTCGGTTGCGGCTGGCTCTTCATTGCGTTTTCCTCCGGCTTGACAGCTGCGGTTTCAGTGTTTGGCTGGACTTTTATTTCCACGTATCTGTTACCTTTCCTGATCACTTTCTTCACCTAACCCACCCCTTACAATACTTTTCCGGGCTGTTTCACGGGNTGGAAATAAGCGTTGCCCAATAAAGCTGTTACAGTTGCATTTACAGTGCCGGCATCGGTGTCGTCAAGATTTAAGTAAACGTGACTGTATTCGTCGCCAAG